TCTAATACAGCCCAAGTCCAGCCGACCTCATAGCCAGCCCTCTCGAATCCTTCTACTGTTGCCCCGATGGGGATAGTGAGGGGAAGCGTAGCCAGCCCCCTCCCCGTCTCTTTCTCGTATATTGTGAAGCCTCTAACCTCGTTCATTTCTTGCCCTCTCCTTCTTCTCCGTAGCACTCGATAAATGACCCGTAACAGTATCTCTCACCCGTGTAGTGGATGGAGATAGATAGATGATAGATGAGGGCGAGGACACTCGCCCCGACAATAAGGAGGAGGGCATAAAAGACCCTCTCTCCCCTCTTGGTGAGCCTCACGCGTAGACCCTCCTCATCGAGAAAGCCGTCCCCTTCTCATTCTCTCGATAGTCAGCGAGAATCTGCCTAGCTTCTTCTCTAGTGGTAGCGGTGTAGACCACTTCCCACTCTCCATAATAGAGACCTCTCACCTCGAACTCGCTCACGCGTTCACCTTCTCATTCATATAGTGACGGGCGATCTTGTCGAACGGATAGCTACCCCACCCCTGGAGTAGTTGCGCGACATAGAGCGAAGCGGTTTCACTCATCTTCTCCTCGACTAGCGCGGTGATCTGACTAGCGAGAGTCTCCCATTCATCGCGTAGCTTGTCGGATAGCTCGACCATTGACTCCGACTCTCTCGCGTATTCCATTACTAGATCGTGTTGCTCTTGCGTATTCTCAGTGACCATTAGCCACTCTTCCGCGAAGTAATCGGCTAACACCTCGCGCCTTGTCTCTTCCATATCCTTACCCTTCTCGATTAGGAGAGCTTGATCTCTCCCTACCTCCCTACGATAGCACACTACCGTAGAGAGATAGGCAAAGCTCACGCCCTAGTCCCTCACTCTCATAGGCATTAGCATCGCCCGCCACTCGACGGGTGTCCCCTTGATCTCGATATGGTAGGGCTTATGCTCTCCCCATTGACGCACCACTACACTCCCGCCTTTCACGACGATCTTCGCGTAATCGGCAAAGTAAGCGGGATTCACCGATAGATGCGGGAAGCCTACGGGCTTACGATCCGCTTCATCGAGGAGGTGACGATAGGGAGGTAGATCGTCGAGGTGGGCGGTGTAGGTGTAAGTCGATCCCGCTACCGTGACGCTCACAATATCGCCCGCAAGGGTGAGCGTTACCTTCTCCCTCTTCACCTTAGCGAGAGCGGATGAAAGAGCTTTGGCATCGCCATAGGCTAGGCGGATCGGCTTACTCTCTCCCTCTCCCTCGCTCTCGATCTTCCCCTCGATCAAGCGATAGCGATCCGTTGCGACCGCGATCACTCTCCCCTCCTCCCGTCCTAGATATACCCCGCAAAGGCGGGCGAGGGTCTCATCCTTAGATGCGTGAGTGAGTGCGCCCGCGATGAGATCGCGGAAGTCTGACCCGCTCACGGTGACGCTAGTGATGGTCTTCTCCTGGATTTCATTCATTCGATTACCTTTCTCGATTATCGGGATGCTAACGGTTAGCACCTCCCTACCCCTCACCCCTTGCGGGGTGAAGGATAGGCAGGGTCTACGCCTTCACTCGATGGATTCGATACGCCCCTCCCGTCCACACGGTCATCGTTACCGCGTAATCTTCCGCTTCCTGCTTCGATGCGAAGTCATAAGGCATCACGCCCCGCCCCTTGATCTCGACTCGATAGATCACGCGACTACCTCCTCAACGATTCCGTCGATGATCTCCTCGATGAAGTTATCGACGCGCCCGCGCACTTCTTCCGCTACTTCTGCCCATTGCTCCTCGCTAAGGGGCTTCCCTAGATTCGCTTCGATCGCTTCTCTACTTACTAGCCACTCGCTCATCTTGATCCCTTTCCGTTAGGTGGATGCCTAGCGCATCCCCACCGCCCACCGCTTGCGCGGTGAGCGATAGGCACGATCTAGGCGAGGTCTGCCAGATGCTTCTCGCGTCCGGTCTTACACGCTAGGCGGAAGCGATCCGCGTGAAAGCGAGGGTTATCGGTAGCGAGTGCTTTCGCTAGTTGGTCGATGACGATGGTGATCGACGCGTGAGCATCTTCCGCTAACTCGATAGCGTTAGGCGCGTCGTCGATGCGATCGAGTGCGTCGCTAATTGCCTTAGCGATGAGTATGTAGTCCTTGCGAGTCATATGTTGCCCCTTATCGGTTCGTTAGAACACTTGTTCGAGTGTCCTAATCGGCTAGGCGTGTCCTGCCGATGGGGATCATTATGGGGTCGCCTACCCCATCGAGTCAAGTTGTGAGGGGTGTGTCGTCGATCACATTCGAGGGAGGGGCGAAGAGGGGCGGGCATCGAGGGGCTTCGAGGAGACACCGCCCCGTGTGGGGTGAGCGTGGTCGAGTCGAATCGACGGGGAGGAGATCGGCATCGAATCGGGGCGGGTTATTAGGACGATGGGAGAGGTATTAGAGGACGGGCGACGGGCGACGGTATGCCGTAGGCGTAGCAAGCCCTCGCAAGGTGTCCCATAGCAGGGTAGGGCATCCGCTACCACCGTCCTCGCTTGCGCCACGAAAAGGGACCCCCGCTATTATAGCAGGCGCGAGGGACCCTGTTTGTACCCGCTCCAAATATCTCGACTAAAGTCGATCCATTTTGCGCCCCATATGTCCGATTCATACACATCCATCGGTAAACTTTTAGTGAAATACATCACATCAGCGGGAAATGTGCTATTTTTCCCGCCTTATATATAGTAGGGGAGTGAAACGGACCAGCCATAGTTTCACCTCCCCAGTGGGCCGCTTCACTGGCGTTCTCGCGGCCCTAGGAACTAAGTGGATTTACCCCTCGCACCGACGCAACGTCGGCTCGGGAGCCAAAGCCTGCAAAGGCATTGCGTTGCTTTGCACCGCATTTAGTAGGGAGAGGACTATCTCCAGCCAATGGGTGATAAGCAAGCAGCTGACCTGGCGAAAAAAGTAATACTTGAGTGCCTAGCGGAAGGTATGACTGTCGAACAGGCCTGCGCCACCGCAGGCAAGTCGATCAAGACCTATGAGTACTACCGCAGGTCTGATACCAAGTTCAAGTCTCTGTCGGACAGGACGCGCCTGGGCGCGATCAATAAGAACTTCTCCGACGCTGAGGTCTCAGATTTAGATTTTGTCAACTGGCGCAAAAGGTTCTTGAAGTCCGAGACCTTCCCCCACCAGCGCAACCTGATAGATGTGATCGAGGGGCGTGAGCCATCCTGGTTACACCAGTCGATGCGCTATGAGAAGGGGACTGCGGATAACCGTATCCTCATCAATATCCCGCCGAACCACGCCAAGTCGATGACGATTACCGTCGACTACGTCACCTACAAGATCGTCAACAACCCGAACTTCAGGGTCCTGATAGTTTCCCAGACTCAGCGCCTAGCGGCTGACTTCCTCTACGCTATCAAGCAGCGCTTGACCCATCCGATGTATGAGGAACTCCAGCAGGCCTATGCAGCTGGGGTGGGCTTCAATACCAAGACTGCCTCCTGGCAGGCCACCCGCGTTACCTTCGGTGAGGAACTCCGTGAGTCTAGCGAGAAGGACCCGAACCTAGAAGCGGTTGGTATTGGCGGTCAGATTTACGGCAAGCGTGCCGATATGATTATTATCGACGATGCGGTCACCCTCTCTAATGCCAATGACTTCGAGCGTCAAATCAAATGGCTGACCCAAGATGTACGCTCCCGTCTCAACCCGACGGGTAAACTGGTCGTCGTAGGAACCCGCGTTGCGGCAGTTGACCTCTACAAAGAGCTTCGATCTCCTGACCGTTACCCTGGTGGCCTGGTCCCTTGGACCTACCTGGCGATGCCAGCGCTCTTAGAATCAAACGAGGACCCTGAGAAATGGGTGACCTTGTGGCCTTACTCCGATGCCCCATTCGACGGACAGGAAGAAAGTGATAGACACCCTGATACTGGTCTCTATCCCCGATGGAATGGTCGTCACCTCTTCAATGAGCGACAGGCAATGGATGCTTCCACCTGGGCGCTCATCTATCAGCAGCAAGATATTTCTGATGATGCTATTTTTGATCCCGTATGTGTCAAGGGTTCAATTGATGCGATGCGTCATTCAGGACCGCTCACAGCAGGATACCCAGGCCATCCCAAGACTACACAAGGTTTCCACTTCATCTGTGGCCTAGACCCCGCGATGGTGGGCGATACCGCCGCTGTCTGCTACGCAGTCGACCGCACAACGCTCAAGCGTTACATCGTCGATGCTGTCAAGATTACAGGACCTACGCCAGCACAGATTCGCCAGTTGATGTTTGACTGGACAGACAAGTACAAGCCTAGCGAGTGGATTGTCGAACGTAACGCCTTCCAGTCCTTCTTGACTCAGGATGAGGGCATCCGCCAGTACCTGGCGACCAGAGGCGTGATTCTACGTGAACACCACACTGGCAATAACAAATGGGATTCAGGCTTCGGTGTTGCTTCTATGTCGACCCTTTTCGGGACAAAGCAATCTGATGGTAAGCACCACCGAGACAACTTGATCCACCTACCGTCGGACCAGACCGAGAACATCAAGGCTCTGATGGAGCAGTTGATTACCTGGTCACCTACCACCAAGGGTAAGACGGATATGGTGATGGCTCTCTGGTTCTGCGAGATCAGAGCGCGTGAGATTATCAATCACGGTAATCACAATGTCCATCATATGAAGAATCCGTTTCTATCAAGAGCGGAAAAAGCCAAGCGAGTAGTAGTAAATCTGGACGACCTCTTTGAGCAGAAAGAGCGTCAGTTCATCTAAGGAGAACAATGCTGACAGTGAAGGAAGTAGCGGCTAAGGCATCACGCCTTCAGACCCGTTACGCAGCACGAGATCAACGTATGCGAGATGTACTCTCCGTACGTCAGGGAGACATCTCCAAGGTCTACCCTGCTATGTTCTCTGAGGAATACCCCAAGCCACTCGTCGCTAACTTCGTCGACGTAGCAGCCCGTGACCTCGCAGAAGTAATGGCGCCACTACCTGCCTTTGAGTGTTCAGCGACCAATATGGTTTCCGACTCTGCTCGCAAGACAGCAGATACCCGCACCCGTATTGCTAACTACTTCGTCACATCTTCTGACCTACAGATTCAGATGTACTCTGGCGCTGACTGGTTCAATACCTACGGTATGTTGCCAGGTATTGTCGAGATGGATTACGAGACCAATAATCCACGCATCCGTCTGCTCAACCCATTCGGTGTCTATCCAGAGATTGATAGATTCGGTCGCACTATCAGCCTGACGCAAATCATCGCATCCGATGCTGAGACAATGGCAGCGCAGTTCCCAGAGTTCGCAGACCAGATCATCAGTCGTAACTCAATGACTCCTGGCTCTCCTTACCTATCAGTCATCCGTTACCACGACAAAGATCAAGACCTTATCTTCCTGCCAGAGCGCAACAACCTCGTCTTGG